TTCTCGACTGACGACGTATCGTCGGCGTCAACGAAGTGAAAATAGGTTATTTCGACATCTGTGGCCTTGCCTGCTCCTTTGGTGTCTTTGTTCCTTGGGTTCACGCCGACATAAACATTGTACTCGTCATTCATATCGACTGCGTACTGCGCCGCTTGGTCAACTTCCTTAATGTGAAAGTTCATCGGCGTTGTGATTGCGCTGACCGGGTGGATGCACCTGATTTCGATTTTTCCCTCGTAAGCCATGTCAGCAAATGGCTTGAACAACGCATATAGATGCGCCTTCGCCGTTTCGATGTCGGCGTTTACTGGTGCTTTGATTACTTCTCCCATTTGCTTCCTCATTCTTGAACTCCCAAAGTGGGGGCAGGCCGAGAAAGGAGGGAAGCCAGCCTGCCCCCTACCGCGCTGGGAGTAATGACGCGGTAATTTGTCGGACGACCTAAAATTCGTCGTCTTCTAATGTTTCAGCTTTTGGCGCGGGTTCAGGCGCGGCTGGCTCCGTTGCAATCTCCGTTTGCAATGCGTCAGGGCGGTCAACCCATCCAGACACGACAAGATGCGGAACATTGAATGAGCCGCGTTTGCCTTGGATGGTTTCGTAACCGTCGATCTTTACCATGGGCAGTTTCGTGCCTTCGCGGTTACGCAAAGCAGGCACAAGGTTTTCAAAACCCTGAAATGCACCCGCCGCAGCTTGTTCCCAAACAGCCGTGTTGCCCTTCTGCGTAGCGATTGGAATTGAAAATCCTCGCTTCCACTCTGGCCCCGGTTGGGCGGCAAACTGACTGATGGTTGGGTTCCACTGCCATTCAGGTGCCGCCCCTGCCGCCCCTGTTGAGTGGTTCCAACCCAGCTTCATATTGTCGATGTCAAAAATCACTCCGTTGTCGAAGCCCTTGAACACCTTGCGACCATCTTGGTCACGCAGACTGAAAGAGCGACCGGGTATCGCCCCGTCATTGCTTTCCTTGCTGTGCCAGTTAATCCACGGGCCAGAACTGCCCGAACCACTATTTCCTGTATCAATGTCAAACACGGTCTATTTCTCCTTGGACACTTTGACTGACAAGTTCCGCTTGCCTCGGTTACACGCCGTAAAGTTCACGACGAGCATCTTCATTTCCGCGCCAGTAAAAACTGTTGGGGTTCACTGGCACGATTTGACGGAGATGTTCTTTGTCTCCGCTGTTTAAGAACCGTTCTAATCTGATGGTCTGAGCCTTGATGTAATCGAGTGTCTCTTTGACATCGCCATCTTCTTTGAACTCGGCTTTCTTCGGTGTGACGTACAGAAACTTGCAACCAAAGTTGCCCATCGCCTTTTGATAGATTGCCCGCTGCACCTGATGTCCCTTGGACATCTGCGGCGGCATACGCCCTGTTGTCTTGAGGTCGATGACGAGGCCGTGTTCCGGGTAAACGAAATCGAGGTAGCCAATGAAGGGTATCGACCAGTCGTCTGTTTTGCAGTTAATCCTGACAAGCTGTTGCTTACCGTCTTCGCCAAAATCAGGCTTGCCGTATGGCTCCAACGCTTCGACTGCCAAACGGGTACACGGCTCGATCATGTCGCGCTCTTTTTGAGTTTGGGCGTCGCCAAACATCATGCGCTTGTCGAACTTGTCTTCGGCTTTCTTGACTGCTTCTTCTATTTTCATGCCGTGATAGACGACATCGACGACTGCATCCTCAGTACAAATGCCCCGCATCGGAGCCGCACCAAACGGGCCGCGTTTGCCAAATAGTTTTTCGGCAACAAAAACGTCGATTGCGTCCACCGCCATATTGAATGTCGAGGCACTTAAATGCAGGTCAGGATTTGACTTGCTGGTGAATGCTTCTTTGTGCCGTTCAAATCCGTTCATTGTTTGCCTCATATTCCAAAATGGTGCGCCCGATTATTTCGGGGATTTGCGGGACGACCGCGTTTCCCAGTCCTTTAATTCTGTGTGACCTAGCGGGAACCCCATGAGCCACTCGACCCACGTTGGGTTCAACTGACCACTGGCCTTCGTATGACCCGCTATCACTTCTTCCAGATTGCCCTTGTTCCGACTTGCCAACTGTTCGCGGTTCTTGTCCGTTATTGTCGGATGCACCTTGTTCGCTCTCGGCGTAGGCCAAAGTGCCATCGTCTTGTCGTCCACTTGTTCCCGTAGATTGCTGGGTCTGGAGCGTCCCTTGCGATGACCCGTCGCCAGCTTCTTGAGGCTTTCTTCCGACCTCGGCGGCAAGTGATCCATCGTGTTCGGCGTTGCCCACATTCGAGTTGGGTTGTCCGATAGGCTGTCGTTGACTGCCGCCCCGATGTTCCAACCGTGTTTCCCGTTCTTGTGGCTGGGCGCGACGCCCGTTCCCCCGGTCATTGCTGTTGGCGTAGGCCACAGAGGTGAATACTTTACCTGACTGGTCAACGACCCCACCGTTGTCCCGTTGGGGTATTTCTCCATCCGTTTTTTCATCTTGTCGGGATGTTCGTCTGTCTGAACTGCTGTTGGCGTGAGCCACAGTCCAGAGCCTGTCTCTTTTGTGCGGGGCATTGACAGCGCACGCGCCAATAATAAACGTCCAGACGGTGTATCCTTCAGTCTCCAGTGAAGCGAGTACCTCGTCGAGACCGAGTTTAATGTGTCCACTAACATTCTCGGAAATGACCCATCGAGGCCGACACTCTCGTATAAGTCGATACATTTCAGGCCAGAGATGTCTTTCGTCTTCTTGGCCTCTTTGACGACCTGCGACGCTGAACGGTTGGCAGGGATATCCCCCGCAGATGACATCGGGAACAATTCCATCTGCTCGGAGTTGCTCTCCTGTGAGTTGTTTAATATCTCCGTAGATTGGGACATCAGGCCAGTGCCGCTTGAGTACGGCTCTTGGATATTTTTCGATTTCGCAGAATGCGACTGTTTCAAATCCCGCTCTTTCCAATCCGACACTAAATCCACCTATCCCGCTGAATAAATCCAAGACCTTCACTGCTGCGCCCCAAACCACGCAATCAGCGCGGCGTCAGCGCGACCGTCATCTTTCTTTCGTTGAAAATTTGCAGCGTAGGCTGGGAACAGTTCTGCCGCCCTTGCTCGACTGGCATCCTTGCCGCCCCTTGCGCCCACTTCCTTCTGCCACTTCTGCGGTGTCACATAGCTGGTGGGAATAAGAAGCGTGGCGAGGACGCCCTCGACCATGCCTACCGACCTACCAAACTGAAACATGGACGAAACGCCCTGACCCGGCATCGCGCCAACCTTTTCTACAAAGGCATTGTGGACACGCCGCGCTCCGATAACTGACTGCAACATCTGTGCGCTGACTTCGCGCTTATTCTTGCCGCCACGCTTCACGGATACGATTGGCATGTCGAAAACATCCAGAAGACCGCGCTCAACATCGAAGAACGCAAGACCGCCTGACGCACCGGGGTCGATGCCCAACACGACGGTCAAGCCGCGTCCTCATCGTTCATAAAGTCTGGGACATCGAGAAAGCTGTCGGCTGTGACACAGCCCTTGGTGACTTCTTTAATTGTGCGGATCATTGCCCAGCTTGGGCGGCTGTCGCCCTGCAACCACTTGGAGACAGACGACTGCTTTGCACCAATCTTATCTGCGAAGGCTTGTTGGGTTAGTGCATTTTCGATGAGAAATTCGTGTAGTGTCATACTGCCCCCGTGGAATATTCCTAATCGTTGTATGCTGATTTGGAATTATCAGTCAACAGGGGACTACTAATAATTATTGCTTTTGTGCTGATAAGTTTAATCTGACTTAATTTGCACTAAAATGTTTCTAATGATGCTTATCCACAAAATTTGTTTTTTGAGGTCTGATTGGTTGCGTTACTCAAACTGGCTATGCTATTGACATATTACGTTAAGAGTTCTTGCGTTAGTAAAGGAGAGTATTATGGGAGTAAAGCCAGCAAACTTTGAAAGGGTCATTAAAAAGAGTGGCCTAAGTAAGAAAGAAATCGCAGCACGAAAGAAGGTAAAGCCTGAAACGCTGTCGCGGCATTTGAGTGGGTCGATCAGAATGACCCTCGACGACGCGCATGAATATGCCGACATCCTTGGGTGTACGCCGCTGGAAGTTTTCTTTCAGTTGGAAGAAGCACCAATTATTATTCGTAATTACATTCAAGGTTCAGCCGAAAAGGAGCAAGCCTTCAAGACCGGCTTCGAGCGTGTTTTGGACGACAACCCCGCTGAGAGCCTCTACCTTCCAACCCATTTTGGTGTTGACCTTGCTCTTTGTGTTTATACGGCAAGGGATGATTACGATGGGCCGATGCAGTCAATGGATCGAACAATCGATGTAATTTACCAGTCACCAATACTTGAGAAGCGGGTACACCCGTGGTGCAATCAAAAGCTATCTTATGTATCGTTGAAGCACCCGGAAAAGCATGAGGGTGTACGAGACAACGGTAAGATACGATTAATGCAAGTCTTCCCCCAGCCAAATAACAAGTATACACTTCACAATATTATTACTGGTGCGACCAACGAAGGCGTCGAGTTGGAATGGGCTACACCAGCCCTGACCCAAGTTCACTGTCCAGAGGCGTTCTTTACGCTCGATTCAGCCCAATGGTCTTGATATTTGGCGTCAAGTTTTATTGACTTAATTTTAGAAAAAATTGCAATATCTTCTGGCTTAGTCGCATAAAAAGGCGCATATTCTCGCTAAGAATAAAACACCACATTTAGTTTGTGTTTTATCGGAGAGAAATATGTATCAACGACTTCACAAAGTCAGAAGCGACCGTGGCGTCAGCCAAACCGACCTTGCCGAAGCCACTGGTGTAAGCCAGTCGGTCATTAGCAAAATCGAGCGCGGGGCTTTACGCAGCCCCGGTTCAGGCAAGCTGGAAGCCTTGGCAGAATATCTTGAGTGTTCTGTTGCAGACTTTATTGACGGTCCAAAACGACAAGCGGAGCCGACTGCTGTATCTGTTGGACAGCCGCACGACTTATCACAGTTGGCGGCAGACTTGCCGCTGCTGGGACTGATAACGGACGGTGTTTCGGATACTAGATATTCAAATAGTCATATACAGCTTAGTCAGACTATGCTAACGGAAGTTATGACTAAGCGTCCACCATTCCTAACAGGACTAATTGAAGCCTATGCAGTCCGTCAGGTTGGTGACGAGATGGTTCCCCGCTACAAGCAAAACGAAATCCTCTACATCGCCCCAGAGGTCGAGCCTTTGCCCGGCGATGATGTGATGGTTGTCATTGAAAAGACGGAAGACAATCACCGTTATGGATTTGTGCGGGAGTTGGTGGCTTGCGAGAACGGCAGTGTTACAGTGCGTCAACACAATCCAAGCCGAGAGCAAAAGATTTCCAAGAAAGAGATCGAGAATTTGCACCTTGTCGTCGGCTCACGACGCCGACTTGACTGAATATTCTTGACAGGACTTTTTATCTGACTAATTATTCCCCTGTAACCAATACGGGGGTTTTATGTCTGGTTTTCAAAAATACAAAGAATGTCCAGAGTGTTCTGGGACAGGTCGCGTTGAGTGCGAAGTCGGCGTAGCTGATTATGGCGCGTGGCGCGGTGGTGAGTTGCGGCTAGTTTCTGTCGATTGTGAGAATTGCGACGGGACTGGTAGTGTCGTTGACGATGGTATTGACGACGAAAACTGGGAAGACTTCAACCCGACGGTGGCAGCACATGGGTATTGAGCCAAACTCTGCCGCCAGCGCATTGCGAGAAATGCACACAATCATTGATGCCCGTGGCACAACTTACGGCGCGTCGAGAGACAACTTCCAACGCATTGCCGACTTGTGGACGACCTTCAAGGGTGTCGAGTTTAGCCGCGAAGATGTTGCGGTGCTTTTTATGTTGGCGAAAATTGCGCGTCTTTCGGAGACGCCGGGTCACAAAGATAGCTTGCTGGACATTGGCGGCTATGCGGCTCTGGCGATTGAGGCCGAGCAAGAGCCATTCGATCCCGAAAAGGAATTGCAGAGATTGAGGGGGCGTAAATGATTTGCACAGCCCCTGCCGACTATGCGCGTCATTACGATGATTTCGTTGACTGTGACTTCTGCGGTCAGGCCACACGGGGGCGCGTCTATCCGCAAACCCCCAGCGCAGTCCACTGTGGGTCGTGTGGTCGGATTATCGTCAATTACCCTGCTGGCAGTGACACGGTGAACCCGTCTTGCAAAACATCCTCGTCGCGAATGCGCCGATAGTGTTTGGCGGTGACGTTGCTACCGACTGCGTGACCGACCAGCTTTTGCACATGGTTTTCTGGAACGCCGCTATCCAGTAGCGAGTTGATGTAGAAACGCCGAAGCCCATGCCAACCAAATTTTGTGACGCCAGCTTTTTCGCAAGCTGGGTGCAAGCCGCGACTGCGCCAGTTGTCGTGACTGTCGAGCCGACCTTTTGTTGTCGGGAAGATGTAAACGCTCTTTGGTGCAATCTCTTTCCATTTAGCTAACGTCTGT